ATACTCTGGCTTCTCATTGTAGACGGCACTGTTGTTTGCCAAGGCTCTTTGCGTTTGTGTCTCCCACCAATTCCCAGACTTCGCATGACGCATACGGTCATCAGACAAGTTAGATAGAGAGATGAGAGCAGACCTACGCACACCACCAACAACAACGATTTCAGCAATTTTACAAACAACGTCATGGCATTCAATACTCGTTAGCTTACGTCCAGCAGCGTTCTTGAAAGTAGAAACAGCAAACTCGAAAAGCCTAACCAAAGGATCAGCCCCGCTCGATCTACCACCAAATGTTTTAAGCCTTTCACCTTTAGCCCGTAACTTAGAGACATCCCAAGTAGGCACTTGACCCGAATACAAAAGACTAACCAACTCACGGAAAGCTTTAGCCCAACCAATTTTACTGTCTTGAACATGGATTGTAGTTTCTGTTTCATGGAACTCCTCACTGATTGTTGGTAGCTTGGTTACAGACTGCCTCTCTACGGAGAAGCCTACACCTGTGCCACACATTAGTACATAGAGTATCTCATCAAATACTCTGGGGTTATCTACGGCAACGTAGGAACAATTAAACCCTGCCATGTTGTCTCGCTTCAGTGCCTCACCCGCTGTCATTAGACAACGCATGGATGGCATAATCTCTTGCTTGTAGATAGCATCAAAGAGTTCATACGCAAGTGTAGTATCTAACTGTCCTCTATCTACCCAGAAGTTAATGTACCGCTGTACAGTTTCCTTCCATGTCTCTCTTCTATTATCTTCTTCCCGCCACCTAGCGTAACGGGATTTGTGGATGTACTGTTGATATGAATCCATTAGCGGTTATCTCCTGAGCCTTGCAACGTATCGTTAATCTTACGCTTGTATAGTTTGTTTAAATTGTCAAAGGCAATATCGCTGAGATTAAGCCCCATGCGATCAGTGAGTACGGCAAGATACCAGAATACATCACCCAACTCAGAAGCCATCTGATCTTTGAAATCATAAGGTTCGCCATCTCTCATTTTCTTTTTTAGTTTACCAGCTACTTCGCCAGCCTCGGAAGCTAATCCAAGTGTTAAATATTCTACTGCTACATCTTCATCAAAGACTACAGTCTCTGAACACTTGCTCTGATACCAATCAAAGCCTTCAAACATTCCTGTTATCTGTTCGTATGAAGCACCACCTAATGCGTTTTTCATCCCCAGTTCTCCCCTTCGGTTTTTTCCATTAATTCAATCATCTTGTTTAAGTACCAGACAGCCTTCTTTGCATCCTGTATAGGTTTGCCTTTGTTCCATAGTCTAGTGCTGGTGTATTTAATTACGTTACCGTGACAATAGGAGATAGCGTCAAACTCCCCTAGTACATCTACAATGTAATCTATTGTTTCTATCTTCCCTGCATTGTAATGCTCTGGGCTGTTGACAGGATCAGCGGCTCTCTCTGTTATCTTAACTTCTGAAATTACTGCATCCATAAACTTACCTCCTTAGTTTTAAAATCATATTCACCGTCCCGTAGTATACGAGCCAGTCTTGCGTTCTCTATGGCAACCTCTTCACCAAAACCTTTATCAGCAAAAGCATCAACAACTGTTTGCCATGTTGCGCCATTCTCTTGAAGCAGCTTATCTGCTGTCTTCGCTCCAACAGTAGGGCAACCTTTGTAGTTATCGGTCGAGTCACCTATTAATGTTTGGTACAAGAACCAGTAGTCAGCTTCTTCTTGATCTACTTCAGTAACTTTACCGTCAAGCAAGTGGTAGGCAGGGATGGTTAACAGGTCTTTGTCTATAGACCAGATTACTGTATTCTTATCCGCACTACCTAGTATTCCTAAGAGGTCATCTGCCTCTAACTTATCCTCAACTTTGCCGTTGTAATTATCTGATAAATATTTTTTAGCAAAATTTAGAAGCATGGGTTTGCGTGTACCTTTACGGTTCGCTTTGTAATAAGGAGCTACATCTTTGCGGTACAACCTGTCACCAGACAAACACGTAATAACTTTAGCACAACCAGACTCTTCTATTATCTTAGCCATAAAGTCCTCCATCGAACTTATGACATCCTTCTCGTGAGCGTGTAATGTCCACACCCCGTTGCCCCAGTCGATTGGAGTCTCTGCTATGACAGCAGCTTTGTACGCTACAATGTCACCGTCTACTAATAGTGTCCTAGTATTCTTCATCGTCTTCTGCCTCCTTGTTTATCTCTCTCATCATTCGCATACCGTGCTTTGCCATTTGGTAATCAATCAGGGATTCAATAGCCCACTTGACTCCAACAGCTACACTGACAAAAGCAAAACTTGCAACCAGTATGATGTTCAGTATGTTTATTTCCATATCTATACCCTGTGTTTCTGTAGTCTTAGTTTACGAGTAATAGGATCAAACAGAAGGAACTGTACTCCTAGCTTTTTTTGTAAAGGTGTCCGTGAACTAGCGTAGCTTCCACGTTTAGTTTCTTTATTCATCTTCACATCAAACAAGTAAACCTCTCCATCTTTCATGCCTACAATATCTACAGCTCCTGTTGAGCCAGCATTGTAGAACACCTCAAACCCTTCATCCCACAACCATGTGATTGCATAGAACTCTGCAACATCACCAAGCCTACTCGGACTAGTGAGTTTCTGCCCAACTTCTGCCGACATCGAACTCTGAGTCGAGAGGGCATTTGAAGTTGTAGTGTTGTTCTGTCTTTTTAATTGCTTCTTTAGTGATCGCACCTATGTCATCCTCCAAGCCTTCCTTAACTATGATTTGTACTTCATCATGCACAAACGCCACTATCGAAACTTCTTCGTTAGTGTAGCCTTTAGCACGTATCATCTTCTCGATGGTTGCGTACCAGTGCTTGCAGACAATAGCTCCTGCTGATTGAAGTAATGTATTGAGAGCTGCATGGGGGTGACGTATAGGTATAATCCTACCATCAAGACCATTAATAGACTTCTCACCTTGTTGTGTTTCTAGTCGCAACTTAATTGCATCGGTTAACTTCTTGAGAGCTGGGGTCTTGGCAAGGAAGCGTTTCTTAATTTGACCGCCTTCTTTTTTACCCTTACCAATGATCTCTCCAATCTTCTCATTCCCCGCACCATACAAGAATCCATAGATAAACGTCTTAGCCTGTGGGCGTGTAGCTAACCCTGCCGCATTCTGATTTGCTGTATGGATATCACCTTCTAAAATTTCTTTACCATATTTACCACCGTCATACCGTGACATATAATGAGCAAGACAACGTAACTCTAAACCGCTTGCGTCAGCCCCAAGTAAGGTGAAACCTTTCGGTGCGTGAAATAGTGAGCGACATTCCTTCCCAAAGGCGGCAGATCCTGATGGCACTTGAGCGACATTAGGATCACTATGTGTACACCTAGAAGTAACAGCACCCATGTGATTAACTCGACCATGTATCCGTCCCTTCTTCTCGAGCTTGAGCCATGCTTGTTTACCATTACCTAATTGTCCTAATCTTTTGTTTAGCATTAAGAACTCTGTTAGCATCTCAGCTTCGGGCATATTAATTCCCGACAAGATTTTTTCGTCAACTTTTGGCTCTCCTGATGGAGTAAACTCTTGTGGTGTCCAACCCTTCTTCATTAGCCTGTCGGCAATCTGCTGTCTCGATGCAGGGTTGAACGGTATTGTTTTTGTTTTGGTCTTTAGCTCAATAATCGTTGGCTCTAAGGTGTTAACCAGTTCAGTTTCAATCTCTTGCTTTCTTGCAGAGAGTTGGGTGTACAGTTTCTGTGCCGCTTCTACATCAAAGGGAAAGCCTGTCTGTTCTTGTTGGAACAACATCTTCGCCATCTCATGTTCAAGTTGCATTGGTTCGTGTGGGTAACGCTTACGTTGTATCAGCTCGTATAGCTTCACGTTAAGACCAACATCCTGTTTGCAATACTCTAACATCTCGGGGGTGAACTCTTCCCAAGCATCTTCTTGCTCACCGTAGCTACCCTTATGGTAGTTAAGCCTTTCACCCCATGCCTTGAGTGAGTGTGAACCAATTAGTCTGTTAGCTACTGTTCGCTTAAGTAGGTCTTTTTCTTTTAGGTTTGACCATATAAGTCTAGAAGCTACTAAGGTATCAAACACTTCACCTTCGTATATAAAGCCATACAGCTTCTCTAACACTGGTAGATCAAAACCAATTACGTTATGACCACCAATCTCAGGTGCTTGTGCTAGTACAGTGAGACCTTCTTGCAAAGACTCACCATGATAACTATACACCTTACCTGTCTTAGTCTCTTGTATAACTAGGCAGTGTATCTTTGTTACATCCTGTAGTAATCCATCTGTTTCAATATCAAATATCAGCATACAATCCTCTCGCTGGAGTGATTAAAAAGGTACATCAGTTTCCTCTGACATACGACCTGTTGTGGTGGAATAGTGAAGCTGTCCTGCTACACCTGTATCACCTGACCATCTGTTCTTTAAGATACGGACGGTTGTTACATTAGAAGTCTCAGCATCCTGCTGGTTACGCTCTAAGCCTATTACAATGTCACTTAGTTGTGCGATAGACGCACTGCCTCGTAACTGGGACAATGAAGTTAACTGCCCTTCTTCATGTCCTTTGTCACCACTAGGTCTACGTAAATGAGATACGACAATCAATCCGATATTTAATTCTTCAGTTAGTGACCGTAAATTGGTCATCATGTTGTCTATGATCCGTCTCTCATCTCCACCTTCGATGCCTGACACAACAATACTAATGTGATCCAGTATAATGTACTGACAACCACACCCTCTTGCTAGGTATCTAATCTTACCCAATAGGTTCTCGCTCTCAGTCGATCCCCAATGGTCATACATAAACACACGCCCTGTACCAAGAGTCGCATCAAAGGCTTCTCTAAGCTCTTCTGTCGGGACTTCTTCAAGATGTACTGGCTTACCTAGGTGTAAGGACATCAGTCCCTGTGCTGTACGTTTGCTAGATTCTTCGAGTGCTACATATCCTATCGTAGCTCCTTCATTAAGAAGGTGGTAAGCAAACTCTCTTGTGAGTTGTGACTTACCTAAACCTGAACCAGCCGTTACAGTTACAATTTCACCTAAGCGACACCCGCCTATCTTGTTGTTAAGTCCTTGATAAGGATACTCTACAGTGTGTACGTGTTTCTCAACTGATACTTCTTCCCATAAATCTTCACCGTTGATGATACCGTCAGGAGCAAACTCTTTCGCACTCCAAAAAGCATCAATCAGTTCTGCGTGTCTTCCTGCTTGTACCATCTCACTTGCATCTTTAAGTGGTAGCTTTGCAATCTTAGCTTTGCGTGGTGATAGTAGTGCGGCACATTCTAATGCTGCCTTCTTACCTACCTCGTCTTGGTCGAACATAAACACTACGGACTGGAACTTCTCCAACTACTCTATAGCTTTCTGTATGTC